CGTCTTTAATAGCATGTTCTGTGATATTGTTTCCGATATAACTGTACAATTTACTACCGTATTGTTTTTGAGACATGTCTTTTGGTAGATAGATCAATCCGCTTAGAGTAAACATTGTGTCTTTGAAAGCATCTATATGAATATCATCTATCAGTAAATCTTTAGTGTCTAACCAAAAGTTTGTGGTTTGTGGCACAAATTCATTTTCAAACACCAATCCAAATTTTTCTGCAATCACATGGAACAATTGATTTGATTTTTTGTTAAAATAGTTTACTTGGCTTTCTGTAAATGTTGTAAGATCTAATGTGTATTGAATTCTGCCTTCTTCTTGACTTTTGTTCATGCCTTCTGCAATTTCAAATTCGCAGAACTTTCTATAATAGTCTGGTTTAATTATGTCTGTGATAAACATGTGAGGCCAAGGATCTGTAAATAATTCAGAGTTTTGAACTCTGGCAATCATATGATCAAATTGATTTGTAATATCCGTAAGCATGATTTCTTTCCATTTGTGTGTCTAGTATAGGACTGCTGTGCCAACTGTTAATGCTTCTAGGCATAAAGTAACAAGTGCCAGCAGTAAAAGGTAATTGATCTATCAAACTGCAATTATCTCTCAAAAGACTTTTTGTTAAATCTTTTTCAAACTCTTTTGGTTTCCAAAATTGTGTTCCGTATTTTTTTAAACTATCATCTTTAGGCAAATATAAGCCGAATGTTATATCAAAGTTATCGTGATCTATGTGTACATCATTGACTCTAAATTGTTGTGTGTCTTGCCATAACCACATGCTGGTTTCGTATTCATGTTCAAATTCGAACTTGTCTGCTATAGCACAACGTACATATTCATTGTTAAAAATTAAATCAAACAGTTGTTGATAATATTCATTGCATGTGATGTCCGCTTGCAGTCTACCTTTAACATCTATGGTGTACATATCTGCGGGCCAATTTGATATAAGTTTTTGTAAAAGTTCTGGATGTATGAATTTATCTATGGTTAACCTATGGTTGTGTATCTTGGTATCTCTGATCTTTTTTAAACTGTATTCTGTATAATGATGAAGTACAAAGTCATCTATACTTTCTACCATACCACCTTCTAATAATACAGGCAGTCTAGGATACCAAGGCTCAGCATCCATAGGTAAGTGTGTGCAACTGTTCATCAGTCCACATTGTTTACACTTTATTCTAGGGTAATCTGGATTGTATTCTGCTGGATGGAATGGTATTCCGTTTTTATCTTTCGCCATAAATCAATTAAACAAGTTCGCCCCAGCCTAAAAGTGCTGAAACATTAACACCATTACTAGCAGGACTGGCTACCACTGTGATTATATCACTGGTACCATCTAAAAATCTTCCCAGTTGTATGACTAGACTGCCGTCTAAACTTGCTGTTCCACTGTCTGTGCTTAACCAACCGCCAGTAATCTCTGTACCGCCACTAAACGTGTCAGGAACATTACCACCACCACTGTTGATATCATGTAGCACATAATCCACAATGCCATTGCCGTGTGTTACCCAACTGGTACCATTTAGTGTAATCGTGGGATTTAGTAACAATTTAAAAAGAACGTTTTGGTTAGATAGAATTAACATTTCTAATTTTCTAACAACCACAACACTGTCTAATCTACTGCTGTTAATTCTAATACTGATAAGCGGATATTCTACACCTTTTGTTGTAAGGTTTTGTCCATCAACACCATTACTTACAAAATTTATTGGAGTATTTTGTTTATAGCCACCTTCAGATATCACTGTGCTACAAATTTGTTTCATGGTGCTACTGGCTACGGTTTCTGCTGTGTTAAATATTTCATATCTCACAGGCAAAATTGCAGTGGTCATATACACTTTGTCTAAAATGTTAGCATGTTGAAAAGTATGAGCAGTGTAGAAATTACCATTAACAACAAAACCCACTCTAACTTGTCCTACACCTAACCATTCCAAATCCATAAACAGTATTTGTGCTTTGGTTACGTCAATGTCAATACCACTTGCTGTAGTACCATCCAGTTTGTCACTGTTCCAACTGCTTTGAGCAATTTCTTCATCAACTGCTGAGCCACTTGTATAACTTCTACGAACAATATAATTAACACCATCTTTGTTCATAAAGAAGATGCCATTTTGAGCATTGTAATAACCCACGCATTGTGTTAAACCTGATTGTCCTGCGTCCATTACAAATGTTGCTAAAATTTGTAAACTTTTGCCTGGTTGGTATGGAAATACATTTTTACTTTCTCTAATAGCATGGTCACCGGCAGTGGTCGTTACTTCCATATCCAAACTGCTTTCATTTATTTGATAGGTTGTACTGGCATTACCAGTTAAACTTTCATCAAATAAATCTTCACGTTTGGTATATTTTAGTTGTGCGTCAAACAGTGTAAATGGTTCTGCTACACGTTGTCTACCAAACCCATCTATACCTACATCTGTTGTTGAATTTCCAGCAGTTGTTAGTGTTCTAACAACCGGTAAACCCTGACTATTAAAGTCCATTGCATTGTGTAAATTTCTGAGGTCAGGTTCTTTAGGGTATGGATTTGTCATAATTTATATCTCTATACTTGCTTCAAAACTGAATTGCATGTCGTCAAAGTAATCGAACAATTCTTCTGCAATTTCATCGCCTTCTTCGGGAGTGATCTCTTCGTCTAATACTATTTCGTATATCCAAAGATCACCTTCTTCGTCTTCATCAGTATAAGATATAACTTCTATGCCTACTTTTTCTTTGCCATCATCAAACGCAATCAGCAGTTTGGTTGCAACCACACTTTGTACTATATCAAAATACTCAATGACATCTTGATCATCAAGTTCTTCTCTGGTTACTATTCTTGCAAAGTGTTTGGTAAACATTATAAAATCCACATTAAGAAGGCACCAAAAATTAAACCTTTAGTATATGCTAACCATAACCAACCATACTGGCTAAAGTTCCATTTTACTCTGAGATCCTCAAGGTATCCCATGTGCCATCTTAAAAATTTATCGATCATATCTTATACTTATTCGGTTTTTATTGTTTTCCGAATGCTTTTCCGGCTTCTGCAATACCGAAACTACCAAGTGTTACCACAACGAAAGATGTGTAAATGGTATCGGAAATTGCTAAATCCATTCCCCAAAAACCAGTTACTAAATCAACAATACCAAATGCCAACATCATCATAAATGATGCAAAACCAATGATTGATTTTTCATTGATATCATTTTCATCTCTGAACAAAGCACCAAATGAAAACTTCTCTTTGGGCTTCGCCGCCGCAGTAGCAATCTGTAGTTCTTTGGATAACTTTTCCATTTCTTTGATTTTGTCTTGGGCTTCGTCCAATTTCAAAACCATTTCGGTGTACTTGGCTACATCTATTTCTACATTGCCAGAACTTACTCTTTCTGTTGTTTCTGCCATCGTTTCTCCTACAAAACTCTGTTACTGTGCTACATGTATTTATCACTTGACTTAGCCAAATTAATGTTATATAATAGGTCATTGAAGTTAAATATATTAACGAATTAAGGACTAACATGGCATTTAACAAAACATTTAATCAAGAAGAAATCGCAAGACTTAAAAAACTTATTCAGGAAGGAGATCAAGTCCTTCACGAAGTAGAGTCACTGAACGAAGGTTTGCGTGATACTGTAAAAGCAATAGCAGAAGAGATGGACCTCAAGCCTGGTATTTTAATGAAAGCAGTAAAAGTTGCTCATAAGGCTAAGTTTACAGATGAGCGAGATAACTTCGATGAGTTGGAAACAATCCTAGAAGTTACTGGCAGAACCCTTTAAACTGATAATTATTAATATTGGCATTGTGTCAGCCGCAAGTGACACTGGAGAAAGTTTATGAGTTACGTGGATGCATTTCACGACACTGTTAAAGACAAAATTTTTGTATCTGAAAGAATTAACGGTGAACGCAAATTAGTTACACTCAACCCCGAGTATAACTTTTATTATTCAGACCCTCGAGGTAAAACCAAAAGTGTTTTTGGTGATACTGTCACAGAAGTACGTTGTAAATCTCTAAAAGAGTTCAGAAAGAATGTTGCTATAAACAAATCTAGCGGAAAACTATACGAAACTGATATCAAGCCTGTCAACAAAACCTTGGAAAAACATTATCTAAATGTTGATGCTCCAAAACTACACACTGCATTTTTTGATATTGAGGTAGACTTTGATCCAGTACACGGATTTGCTACCCCAGAAGAAGCAACTATGCCTATCACAGCAATAGGTGTGTATTTAGACTGGATGGATGCAATGGTATGTTTGAGTGTTCCCCCAAAGACATTGGACTGGCAACAAGCACAAAACATTGCAAAAAAACATTCAGAAGTGATGTTATTCAAAGACGAAGCAGAAATGTTAAATGTTTTCTTGGATCTTATTGGCGATGCTGACATACTGAGTGGTTGGAACAGTGAGGGTTATGATATTCCTTACACTGTGAACCGCATCACAAAAATACTTGGCAAAAGCGAATTGCGTAGACTATGCTTATTTGGGCAGATGCCAAAGGAAAGAAAATTTGAAGCATTCGGCAGTGAGCGTCAAAGTTTTGATCTAATTGGTAGGGTACACTTGGATTATCTACAACTGTATCGCAAATACAACTATGAAGAACGGCACAGTTACAGACTAGACTACATCGGTGAGATGGAATTAGGAGAGAAGAAAGTTGTATACGAAGGTAGTTTGGATAGACTATACAATCACGACTATGAACGTTTTCTAGAATACAATATCCAAGACGTTATGCTTATTGCTAAGATGGATAAGAAACTACAGTTCATTGATCTTGCAAACACCATTGCACATGACAATACTGTATTACTTGTTACTACGATGGGAGCAGTTGCAACTACAGAACAAGCAATTATCAACGAAGCACACAGACGAGGGTATGTTGTACCAGATAGACCCAGACAACATACTAGGGGCGATACAACTGCGGCTGGTGCTTATGTGGCTTTCCCCAAGAAAGGTTATCACGAGTGGGTAGGATCAATGGACATAAACAGTCTGTACCCTAGTGTGTTTAGAGCATTAAACATGGCACCAGAGACTATTGTAGGACAACTTAGACCCACTTACACAGACGAAGAAATAGAAACTAAAATTAAATTAGAAAAACTTTCGTTTGCTGATGCTTGGTTAGGTAAGTTTGGGTCTAACGAATATGAATTTGTGATCAACAAAGATGTGGATCATGTGATGAAACTTGACATGGAAGATGGTTCCAGTGTTGATGTCACGGGTGCTGATGTATATAATTTAGTATTCAACAGTGGTCAACCTTGGAACATCAGTGCAAACGGCACAATATTTAAAACAGATTTCCAAGGCATCGTGCCTGGATTGCTAGAGAGATGGTACAGTGAAAGGCAACAACTTCAAGCAAAAAAGAAAGAAGCAACCACAGAGTCTGATAAGGCATTTTGGGACAAGCGACAGTTGGTCAAGAAGATCAATCTTAATAGTTTATACGGTGCTATACTCAATCCTGGTTGTAGGTTTTTTGATAAACGCATTGGTCAATCCACAACGCTCACAGGGCGAGCAATTACAAGGCATATGGGAGCCGAAACAAATAAAATGCTTACCGGCAGTTATGATCACACAGGCTCAACGATCATATATGGAGATACAGACTCTGTATACTTCACCGCCGTACCCGCAATGCCAGAAGGTCAAAATTTAGATATGGAATCTGCTATCAAATTATATGATCATATCTCTGACACAGTTAGTGATACTTTCCCTCAGTTTATGAACACTGCATTTAATGTTCCTAAAACAACAGGCGAAGTAATTAAGGCTGGTAGAGAAGTGGTAGGCAAGTCGGGTATCTTTATCACAAAGAAAAGATATGCTATCAAGTGTGTGGACATCGAAGGATATCAACCTGAAGGGGGCAAACTAAAAATTATGGGTATGGACATCAAGAGAAGTGATACGCCAGAGTTTGTGCAAAACTTCTTAGAAGAGATATTAGATGACACCCTAGAAGGATTGTCTGAAAGTGATATTATACAAAAGATTAAAGATTTCAAAGACGAATTCAAAGCAATGGAACCATGGAAGAAAGGTATGCCCAAACGTGTTAACAACTTGACCAATTATACCAAAAAGTATCGCAAACAAGCAAAAATGCCCCGGGACAGTATGAGTTTGTTTAAACTTGAACGTCTCAAAGAAGAAACTGAAAATAAAATGATACCAGGTCATGTTAGAGCAAGTATTAATTGGAATGATTTAAAATATGCTAACAGTGATCAATACAGTATGAACATAATGGATGGTGCTAAAGTTGTTGTTTGTAGATTGAAAAACAATCCAATGAACTATAGCAGTATTGCTT